GGACGCGCCCGACGCGGATTCTCTCGACACAGATTCGAGACTCGGCGAACATCGACCACAACATCATTGAGGTGGGATACGACGATTACCGGATCATCAGCAACAAGTCCGTTGCGGCCTATTTCCCTGAAATTCTCTGGTGCGACTACGGATACCCAGACGCGGTGATTCATCTCTGGCCGGTGCCGGCGACCAACTACGCGCTGACGCTGACCTGCCAGGTCCCATTTTCAGGGTTTGCCGACCTGACGACCGCCGTCGATCTGCCGCCGGGGTACACTCGTGCGCTGCGCTACAACCTCGCGGTCGAAATGGCGCAGTACGCCGCTGCGACGCCTCCGCAGGTGGCGAACATCGCGCGCGAGGCGCTGCTGAACATTAAGGTGGCAAACCATCGGCAAACGACGCTTCAGAGCGATCCGACGCATATCGGCCGGTCCGGTCGGACCAACATCTACAGCAATGTGACCTGAGATGGCCGCGCGACAATACCCACCGATGAATGATCCGATCGCCGACGTGCGAACCGGCCGGCTGACTCCGACCTGGCAGGTTTGGTTCTCGCAGCGGTTCAGCGAGGAAATCGATGGGCCGGCTCCTCCGGACCCGACCGTCCCTGTCCCGACTGCGCCGACAGTTGATGGAACGGACAGCACGTCCGGGTTCGATGTGGATGGTGGGCCCTGGACGATCGATCTGAACCTCGGCGCGACGCCTGCCGTTGGCTCGCTGCTGGTGGTCTGTCTGGTGAGTTACGACCCGCCGGAATCGATCACCGACAACCACGGCAACACGTTCGCTCTCGCAGTGTCGTCGTCCGCGACGCTCCGCTACCTGCAGATCTGGACGGCCAAAGTGGAAGCGTCCGGCGGGACGCATACCGTGACAGCGACTTACGGTGGTGATGCGCCATCGCACGTCGCATCGCGCGCCGTGACGCGGATTTCAGGGCAGTCCGACACGCCAGTAGGCGTCGTCGGCAACGGCACCAATACCAGCGCCACGCCGGTGGCCAGTGTCGGCATTCGGGACCAGGCGGGCGAAACAGTGATCGGCTGCGTATCGTCGGCCAATGCCGGGAGCGTAACGATCACGCCGGACGCCGGTTGGACGGAACTGGCAGAGGTGGACGAAACCGAGATCAATGCGGCGAAGCGCTCGTTGAACGTGATTTCTCAGGCGTTCACCGACCCTGGATTGTCCAATCCATCCTGGACGCTCTCCGCATCGAAAAAGTGGGTCGCGTGCGGCGTGGCCATTCGCGGGGTATGAGATGGCCAAAACCCGGATCAATCTGTTCGGAGTCGGCGTCGGGACGCCGGGTAAATCGCTCAATGTCACCGCCGCATCGCGGACCAACGTCTACTACGACATTCAGCCCGCGCCGGGCGACAAATCGCAGGTCGCTGCCTTCGGCATGGCCGGAGCTGAGCTATTCGCGACGATGCCGGACGTGGATCAGCCGGTGTCGGCCGTATACACAACCAGTTCAGGCACGCATTCGTATGTTGTCCAGGGAAGCTCCCTGTACGAGATGGCAGGCAACGGCACGATGTCGCTGCTGGGTTCGTTTGCGTCCGCCCCGACAGTCGCTCCGGAGATGGCGGACAACGGCGTCGAAGTGGCCATTGCGATCGGAACGCATCTCTACATCCTGAACATTTCCAGTGCATCTCTGGCGGCCGTTGGGTTCGACGGTAATCCGGCGGCATCCATCGCTGCCTACAGCGTGACATTCCAGGATGGCTACTTCATCGCCGCGGTTTATGGCGGGACGAATCCAGCCGGTTTCTACCTGTCGAACCTGTACGACGGAACGGTCTGGAACAGCCTGAATTACGCCGTTGCCGAGTTCGCGGCAGACGACCTGGCGAAGGTCGTCTCGAAAAATGGCGTGCTGTATCTGTTCGGGACCCGGACCACGGAAGTCTGGCAGAACATCGGGTCGTCGCTGTTCCCCTTCCAGCGAGTCGCCGGAACGCAGAATGAATACGGGCTTGCGAATAAGGATTCCCTCGCGCACGTCAGCAGCAGCATGATCGCGTTGATGGTCAACCGTCAGAACGATCTCGCGGTGATGCGGATCGATGGCTATCAGGTGTCGAACATCACACCGCCTGACCTCGCGTACCGCATCAAGCATATGTCCGATCCGCGCGACTGCGTGGCGCTGAGCTATTCCATGGCAGGGCATGATTTCTACCAGATCAGCTGGGCCGATGAATCGTGGGCATACGATCTGTTGTCCGGGTTGTGGACCCGAGTGACATCCGGCAGCGCTGATCGGCACTTGGGCAAGCTGTCATTTCTCAATCCATTCTACGGATTCCCGCTGGTGACGCATTACGCCGATGGCAGGATATTCAAGCTCGACGACACCTCACATTCGGATGATGGCGAGGTGAACCACCGCGAGATCATCGGCGATCATGTGTTTCTGCCGGACCTGACGACATTCAGGGTGGCCTCGGTGAGCGTGGACATCGAACATGGAAACGCGCCGGAAGGCGGGAACGATCCGCTGAAACTCCGCCTCGCGCTGTCGCGCGATGGCGGACACAACTTCGATGAGGAGTATGAAGCCGAGTCCGCGCCTGGGGCCTATCGGACCTTCTTTCAGTACAACCGCATGGGGCGAGGGCGCGATATCGTGCCACGGCTCCGGATGACAGAGCCGGTGAAGTTTGCGCTGATCGGGGCGGTGGCGGATTTGGTGCCGTATGGGTGGTGAGATGGTGCCCGCACTATCCGATGCCGCCATCCGGGCCCGCGCGCACGCATTCGAACTAGAGCGCGCGATTGCCGATCGGATCGGAGATGGTGAACTGGCGAACGTCGAAATGCCGCTCAGGCACTACTTCGCAGACGGCGTTTATGTGCGGGCGATCTTCATGCCGGCCGGTGCGTTCGTGGTCGGCAAGATCCACAAGCATGAGCATCTGGCGATCATGCTCAGCGGTGACATTTCTATCGTCGACGCGACCGGTGCAAAACGCATGGTCGGCCCGATGCTACCGTTTGTGTCGCAGTCGGGCATCAAGCGCGCATTGGTGATCCACGCCGACACATGGTTTTTGACCATCCATCGGCAACGGGATTTCGATCCGGAGAACGAGGACGAGATTGAAGCCGCCTATGTGGCGAGCACCGAAGAAGAATTCAGGGCGTACATCATGAAGGAAATCGGATGCGATCACGTTGACCAACAGATTGAGGTAACACCATGAGTTTTGCGGCCATCGCAGCCGGAGCGACCGTCGCTGGCGTCGGCGCCTCGCTCGCCTCCGGCGCAATGCAAGCGGACGCTGCCAGAGCCGGCCAGAAGGGCGCTCAGAAGGCCCTGTTGTGGGGCTGGAATACCGGCGCGCCCTACTACGACCAGGCGCGGGCCGATCTGTACCCGTACATGGATCTCGGGCAATCGGCGCTCTGGCAGATCAGGAACAACATGGGATGGAATCCCGGGCAGGCGCCTGGCTCCGGCATGTGGGAACAGCCGATGAACCTGCGCACGGCCGCGGCAGCGGCCGGCGTGAACTACGACGACATCATTCGGCAGATCACCGGCGCCGACATCAAGAAGCTGATGGGGGTCGGACCGAAAGAGGCGTTCGGGCCGATCACCGGCAAGGACATCAGCGAGTTCAGCGGGATCGGAATGAAAAATGCGCTGCAGGGCTACAGTCCGATGGATACGCAGCGCCTGGCTGGTATCGATCTGAAGGGGCTGTTCGGAAACGTCGGGAGCGTCGGATTGCAGAATCCCAAGCCGCGGCCTCAGCCGGCGCAATCGGATGGCGCATCGCCTGGCGGCCTGAAGCCTGCGCAACAGAAGAACTTCGACCGGCTGCATGCGCTGGCGATGCAGGGGAAGCTGAACGACAACCAGCAGCAAAACTACCTTCGGCTGCTCAACCTGATGCAGGGCTAAATCATGGCACTCACACCGCAACAGCAACAGAATCTTCAGAGACTGCTCGGCATGCAGCAGTCCGGTCAGGCGCTTGGGCAGAAGCAGCAGGAAAACCTTGCTCGTCTTCAATCGATGCAAGCCGGCGCGCTCGGCCCGCAGCAACAAGCGAACCTGGCACGCCTCCAGGGGATGCAGGAATCCGGGCAGCAACTCGGGCAGAACCAACAGAACAACCTCGCTCGGCTGCTCGGCATGCAGCAGTCCGGAATGCCGACGCTCGGCGCACCGACCGGTGGCGTGATGCCGTATGTTCCGCCGCAGGCGGCTGGTCCAGGCGCAGGGTTTACCAATGCGCCGCCACTCTACGGTGGCGGCCAATCGGCGATGCCAACGCTGCCGTCGCCGAACACGCTTGCGGCATTGTTCGGCGGCAGCGGATTCGCCAACATGCCAGCGCAGCTCGGAGGCGGCATGTCGAACATGCCAGCGCAGACCAACACCGGAATGTGGAGCGGACCGACTGCGTTGCAGCCGGGCGCCTGGCGGCCTGACATGAGTCAGGGCGGAGGAACAACCCTCATGACGCTAAACAACCTGATGGGCGGCGGTATGCCTTACGTATCCGGGTCGGGCGCCTCTGCCGGCTGGCAGGGTGGGGTTGGCGGACAAGGATTCCGCGGCGGGGCGACCGGCGGCGGACAGAAACGCCGGCAGCAGTTCCAGGGATTCAACCAACCTCGGATGCCGACGCTCTAACCGGAGAACCGCGGTGGCACTCACACCCGAACAACAGCAGAAGCTGGCGAAGCTGGTCGCGAAGGTCCAGGCCGGAGAGACGCTGAGCGAAACGCAGCAGGCGACGTATCTGAAGCTGCTCGGGAAGTCGGCTGGCACCAACATGCCCACTGCGACCGCTCCGGCGGCACCGACGCCGTACGTTCCGCCGACGCAGCCCGGGCCCGGGACCGGATTCACCAACTATCTGCCGACGACTGCGGCGCCTACGGGGCTGACCGCTCAGCAGCAAACCAACCTGGCGCGGCTGCAGGGGATGCAGGCCGCAGGGGAAAAGCTGGGTCCGAATCAGCAAGAGAACCTGGCGCGACTCACTGCGCTATCGCAAGGGCAAGCCCCACCGCCGGATACCCATTTGGGGCCAAAGCAGCAGGATAACCTGAACCGGCTGCTGGCCATGCAGCAGTCCGGGCAGGCATTGAACCCGACCCAGCAGCAGAACCTGACGCGGCTGATGGGCATTGCCGCGCAGGGCGGGCAGCAGAAACAGGCGTTTCTGCAGGGGCCGAACAGTCCGGCCGGGCTGTCGTTCGAAATCCCGGCGAGCCTCGCGAATTTCCAGGCACCATCGGTTTCGGCGTCGAGCGTATCGGCCGGGGCGCCGACCATGCCGAAGTTCGACGAAGGCACCCTGCGCGACATCGCTGCGAAGCTGGGGCTGGACTTCGGCAAGCTGACCACGGGGCTGTCGGCGGAAGACTACCTCGCCAATCGCGATCCCAGCTACCAGTATCAGCAGGATGAAGCGGCTCGGGCGATCCAGGCATCGGCCGCCGCGCAGGGCGGCGTGCTCGGTGGCGGCACGCTGAAGGCGCTGCAGGATCGGGCCGCGCAGATCGCGGCACTCGACTACCAGAACGCCTATGCCCGCGATATGGCCAACCGCCAGCTCGGGCTGGGCCAACTGGCGCAGGAATTCTCCAACCGGCTCGGCGGCTGGCAGGCCAACGCCGGGTACGATGTTTCGAACCGCGGGATGGACCTGCAGGCCGGCATTGCCAATGCCAACAACTCGCTGCAGGCCGGCATTGCCAACGCATCGAATGCGCTGGCCGCGCAAGGGCTGCTGGCCAACATGACGCAGAACCAGTGGGACGCGCAGCTCAACAACCGCGCGATGAACCTGCAGCAGCTCAACGACACCTTCAACCGCGACCTGGCGGCGAAGAACTTCGGGCTGCAAGGTCTGCAGTTCGCGGCGAATCAGCAGCAGAACCAGTTCAACAACAACCTGGCGGCGCTGCAGTTCGGGGCCGGGATCCTCGGCCAGAACCAGAACGCGGCGATGGCCGGTCAGAACTTCGGGCTCGGGCTGTTGCAGGCGAACCAGGCCAACCAGGGCATGATCGCGTCGAACTGGCTCAACAACGACTGGCTGACCCGCAACTGGCAGTCCAACACCCTCGGCAACCTGCTGGGGACCGGGTACGGGGCGGCGGGGAGCATGGGGAATTACGCCATGAACCGCTCGAACCAGGCCGGAAATGCGGCAGCCGGATACGGCAATGCCGCCATGCAGGGATCGCTTGGCGCCGGCCAGGCATGGGGCAACGCCATCCAGGGCGTGAACAACGCGCTTCAGGGGGGAATGGGTAACTACCTGCTACTGAACTATCTCGGGAACAAGGGAACCGGGACCGGAATTGGTGGCGCCATCGGCGGTAATTACAGCCTGTTTTGAGGTGAATCATGGCCGGATGGGGTAACACGTTCAACCTCGGGGACACGCTGCAGACTATCGCGCTACTGGAGGCGGCGAAGTCGCGACAGGATTATCTCGGGCAGGCATCGCAGCTCGCGGCAGAAGAGGCGGAACGGAAGCGCCTGGAAAACGACCAGGCGCGGCAGGCAAAACTGTTCGCTGCGCGCAAGATGATGGCCGGCGATATCGTTCGTCGGGCACAGATGTCCGGCGATCCGCAGGCGGCCATTGCGCAGATGATCCCGGCCTATCAGACCGTCTACGGGCAACTGAGCGGCGGGGATGAATGGGCGCCATCGATCGATGAAATCATGGCCTACGGCGGGCCTGATGAGGCAGTGGCAAAGGCCCGCGAGGCGGCGATGGTGGAACAGGCGCGACTTGGCGTGCAGGATCAGTTCGGCGAAACGCCGAACGCGCAGTACCGCCTGCGCGAACAGGAGGCACGGCGCGGATCGCTGCCGCAGGGCTATCGGTTCGCTGAAGGCGGAGCGGCTGAACGAATCCCTGGACTGCCGGCACCATCAACGCCGGATCAGGAACTGCAGGCCAAGCTGGCATTCGAGGCGCAACAGCACCAATACCGGATCGCCGAGAAACAGGCTCCGACCTACAGCGATCTGAACCCACAGGCGGTTCAGAAACCGCTGACGGAAGGGCAGGAAAAGAGCCGGATGTTCTCCGAAATGGGGCAACAAGGGTTCCGCGCGATGCGCGAAATCATGGATTCCGGCTACGATCCGACATCAGTGATTCGCGGCAACATCGATCGAATGGCGGCCGGGACCGGTCCGATGAACGCATTGGCGTCCGGGCCCGGGCAGCAATGGAAGGCCGCGGTCAACAACGTGGTCTCGTCGCTCCTGTACCGGAAATCCGGAGCGCAGGCTCCGGCGTCTGAAATCGAAGCGCAATCGGCGATCTATGCGCCTGCACCGGGAGATGATCCGGAGACGGTACAGCGAAAGCTGCGGTTCATCGAGGACGCACTATCAACGATCGAGGGTGGTGTCCCTGGCGGTGCCGGAGGCCAGTCACCGATGCGCGGCCTGCCGCCCGGCGCTCGCGAATTGCCGGACGGTACCATCATCGGTCCAGACGGGAGGCGTTACCGGAGGGCGATGTGAGCGCCATCGACCGCATCATCTGGGATCGACTGGCCGCCTATGGCATGCCGTCGCATCATGCGGCCGGCATCCTGGGCAACCTCGTGCAGGAATCCGGGCTGCGGCCTGGGATCGAGAACAGCATCGGGGCCTACGGCCTGGCGCAATGGCTCGGGCCGCGGAGACGGGCACTGGAATCCTATGCGCAATCGCAGGGACGTGCGGTGGATGACCCGGAGTTGCAGGTTGACTTCATGATCCACGAACTGAACGGACCGGAGTCCCGGGCCGCTCGCGCTCTGCAGGCCGCGAAAACGCCCGGCGAGGCGGCGGCCGTCTTTCGCCGCGCCTACGAGCGGCCCGGAGAGCATGAGGCGAATGACCCGCGCCGAATCGCGGCGGCCAATGATTTTTTCAGCCGGCTTTCGCCGATCAGCGAGGCGCAAGCGGCGGATGTACCGCAGGGGCCCGGCGTGATGCAGCCGTTCGACTACCGGGCATGGGGACTGGTGCCCATCGATGATGCGACGCCGGCAGATGCCGGCGCGCCGTCCACAGCAGATGAGCGCGCGCTGTTCGATCAGGTGACGACCGCTCAGGAATCGAACACCTTCAACCCGGCTGAATGGGGGCTGGTCCCCATCGACGATGAACCGCAACCAGCGACGCCACAGCCGCGACAAATGCAGGCATTCCCGGATCCTGCGACCGGGACGGTCGGCGATTTCCTGTCCGGCGCTGGCTCGGCGCTGGCGCGGCAGGGCCAAGGGATCCTCGAGGGCCTGCAGGGATTCGGGAAGACGATGGCAGGCGACAACCCGGCGATGCAGGCGATGACTGACCTGCCGATCAGTCCGAACCGGATGGCGCTGCTCGGGGCGACATTGAAGCGGAACACCGAGATGGGTCAAGCCGGTGAAGTGGCCGGAGACCTGGCGCCATACCTCGCGATGTCGCCGTGGATGGCCGTTCCCTATTCGGCCGCGGCGACGCCTGGCGATCTGGGCGATCGGGCCATGGCGGCCGGCGGCTCGGCGCTGGGGGCCGGACTTGGCGCTGGACTGGCGCGCGCGGTGCGCGGATTCACCCCGTCGGCCGGCGCGCAGCAACTGATGGCGGAAGGCGTCACCCCGACGCTCGGGCAGGGCATCGAACAAGGCGTGCTCGGCCGAGGCATTCGGAAGCTGGAAGAGGCCTCGACCTCGCTGCCGCTGGCTGGCGCGACGACCCGCAGCGCAAGGGACAGGGCCGCACAGCAGTGGACCCGCGCGGTGCTCGGCAGGGCCGAGGGCGAAGTGCTGCCGGGCATCCGGATCACGGCAGGCGGGAAGACCGGCAATGAAGCGGTGTCGGCGTTGCAGCAGAGTTTCGGCGATGCGTATGGCGCCGTTCTGCGTGGCCAATCGGTCCCGGTATCGGCAGACATCGGTAAAGCGATCGATGCGGTAATCGACGATCCAAAGCTGTTCGTCAACCCGGATAACCGGGCATGGGCGAAAAACTACGTCCGGTCTCAGATCCTCGCGATGACATCTGATAATGGCGCGGTTCCGGCTGCGGAATTCAAGCGGCTCGCATCCGAGGTTGGCGCAAAGGGTCGCGACATGATTGGCTCGAACAGCGCACAACAGATGGACCTCGGTCGCGCGCTGCAGGAGGTTGACGACATCCTGTCCGGTCATATCGAACAGGCGTTGCCAGACGATTTGCGCGGAGTGCTCGGGGCCATCGATTCGAAGTACGCGAATTTCAAGCGCATCCAGCGTGCCGCGGCGATGGCGCGCGATGCGGAAGGGCGATTCTCGCCGGCGGAACTGCACCGCTCGGTGCGGGTGATGGATTCCTCCCGCGACAAGGCCCGGTTCGCGGAGGGAGCGGCGCTGCTGCAAGACCTGTCGAAGGCGGGCAAGCAGGTGCTCCCGGAAACGCTCGGCGAGTCCGGCACCACACCGCGGGCGCTGGTGGCGAAGCTGGCGGCAGGCGGCATCGAGGGAGCCGGCTTGTTGTCCGACGCCGCGACCTACGGCACGCTGGCGGGCCTGCTCGGCGCCGGCTCACGGGAACCGCTGCAGCTGGCGCTGCTCGGCGGGTATGGCTGGCAGCAGCCCACTTCGCAAGCGCTCATGAACTGGCTGCCGAGTATCGGCGCCGGCCTTGGGTACGATTTCGGAAGATAATCATGGCCTACGTGCTCTGCCCCATCCTGAATGGCGTTCCAGTGATCGATGTCGATGGGGCTCCGGTTTCAGGCGGGAAAATCTGGACCTTCGAATCAGGCGGCAGCACGCCTGCGACGACCTGGGCTGATAGCGCCGGGACGACGCCGAACACGAACCCGATCGTGCTGGATTCCCGCGGATATTCGCCGGTTCCGATCTGGCTGGATTCGGCGACGCCCTACCGCATCATCGTCACCGACGCGGATTCAGTGGACGTGTTCGGCCCGGTGTTCGACGACCTGACCGGTATCGATCCATCGGCGATTACGGTATTCCCGGCCACTGCGGCGCTGGATATGGGCGGATTTCGGATCAACGACCTGGCCGTTGCCGCGGCCGGAACCGATGCGTTGAGCCGGGACGCTGGCGATGCGCGCTATCTGCGTAATCCGGCGACCGCGGCGCTCAACATGGGCGGATTCAAAATCGGCAGCTTGGGCAACGCGACGGCGGACAACGATGCGCTGAACCGGATCACCGCCGATGGCCGCTATCTGACACCAACTGGCAACGGTTCTGGTCTGACGAACCTTGGAACGCCGCAATTGGTCTGGAGCGTCGTCGAGCTGACCTCATCGACATTGATCGATTACACCTACACCGGGAAATTCATCGTGGTCAACTCGGGCTCTTCGCTGACGATGACACTGGCCGATGCGAACGCAGCCGGGTTTTTCTGCAAAATCCTGAGACGCGGGACAGGAACGGTCACTGTTGCTCGCCAGTCGGCCGGGACGATCAACGGCGCTGCGACATCAAAAACCCTGACGAACCAGTGGAACGTGGCCCACATCTATAACTATGCGGCAGGCGCGGCCAGCTTCACCCAGAGCGCGCCGTAATGACTCCGGTCGTCATTTCTCCTGTCCTGAATGGCGTCCCGGTGATCGATGCGGCAGGATCGCCGGTGTCCGGCGGTCTGGTGCACACGTACCTTTCCGGCACCTCGACGCCGGCTGCGACGTATCAGGATGCCGATGGTATTGCAGCCCAAAGTAACCCGATTGTGCTGGACACCGGCGGCTACCTTCCTGCTCCGCTCTGGTTGCTGTCTGCGGTCCGCTACCGGATTGTGATCACCCGGCCGGACGGAGTGCTGGTCTGGTCGATGGACGGCGTGCAGGGCAGCACGCCTGGGGCTATCACCACATTCCCGGCGACTGCCGATGTCTCTATCGGCGGCAACCGCATCATCAATTTGCTCAATGCCTCGGCCGGCACGGATGCGATCACGCGAGGCGGCGGGGATGCGCGGTATGCGAGGGCACCGGCTACTGCCGTGCTCGGTATGGGCGGCAACAAAATCACCAACCTCGGGGCCGCAGAGGCTGATGCGGACCTGATCCGCCGCATCGATGGCGACGGACGATATCAGTCACTGGCCGGTGACGGGTCCGGGTTGACCGGGCTGACCACTCCGCAGTTTCTGTTCAGCGTTCCCGGCGACATCACAGGAGACGGCTCGCTGACAGCGGCCTGGAACGGCTACTGCATCGTCGTAAACTCAGGGAGCGCAGTCGTGCTCACCGTCAACGATGACGTGCCGGTTGACTGGTGGTGCGTGGTCATTCGGCGCGGGTCTGGCGCGGTGACGCTCCGGAGGCAGTCAACCGGGACGATGAACGGGTCGGCGTCCGACATCTCGATCGCTGCGCAATGGAACGTTGCGCACCTGGTGAAACAAGAGTCTGGAAATCTCTCTGTGATCCGGATGGCATGATGCTGCCGCACGATTGCCCAGAAATCGGACCGTTCGATTTCATCCGATCGACATGGCACTTTGTACTGTTCGCGATTATCGGTGGGCTTGCGAACTATGCCGGCCGGGTCCGTTCGGGTGGCCGTAGATGGTCGCTGCACGAGCTGGCGGGAGACATGCTGATTTCCGGATTCGTCGGCACGCTCGCATTGCTGTTGTGCCGAGAATCCGGTGTTTCAGATTACATCACGGGCGCCACGGTCGGTATGGCAGGCCATCTCGGCAGCCGTTCTGTATTCATCGCGGAACGGGTGCTGCGAGCCAAGTTTGGTCGCTTGACTGATCCACAATAAAGGATTCAACGACCCCAACGCATCACTGGCATAGCGCCCAACATCGGCGCCTGGTAGGTCATCAGCGGGCCGCCGTAGCCGTAGATGCCGATCTGCGGGTGGCTCAACTGGTAGGCATTCCACGAATCAACCTGATTCCTCTGCGTTGCCTGCATGTTGCCGACGATCGCTTGGGCAACGGCAAATCGGCGTGCGTCATCCTGCGCCATGATCTGGCGGAGGTACGCTTCACGCTCGGCCATATATTGCGAGACAAGAGCGGACTTACGGTATTCCTTTTCTTCGGGGGATATGGTCGTGCGGGCAAGATCGGCCAAGGCATTACCAAGCCGAACTGCAGCGCCCTGGTTTGCCGCCTCGGGGGCAAAAATGCGCTGGATCAGAGTCGCCTTGCAGAGTGTTACCCCGGGCTCTTTGCATTCTCGCTGAATAGCCGCATGACAACGTGCGCCCGCGGCCTCCTCTCGTTCAACCATTTGTTCAGCAACTGATTTCTGAGGGGCGATGGCGCATCCCGTTAGATGCGCGAGCAACAGGTAGGCGATCGCAACCCAGATGATCGGCAGCACGGCGCTATGGATGCGCTGCATCCGCTCAATCCTGTCTAGCCTTGTGTTCATCTCTCGTTCTCCTTCGAAGCGCTGCCACGCGGCAGCGCGTGGAACAATACTCGGCCGGCAGGCGCCGAGTTGCGGTCTTGCCGCAGTGTCGGCACACGATGGCGCCGACCTTGCGGTATTCGTGGGGCATTTTCATTTCAGTTTGTTCATCTCAGTCACCATCAACGTCGTCCGCCATCTGGCGGACGTTTTCCATTTCTACTACGCGATAGAACGCGCGCTCTGCGACTTGAATCTCTTCGATCGCCGTGTAGTAGGCGGCAAATGCCGCAGATACATCCGGGTGCTCGCCGAGAGACTCGAGTGCGTCGAGCACATCGACGTTCATCCGGTTCTGTTCGGCCGCCTCTACGGCGGCTTTGATGATGATTTCTCGTGCGTTCATCTCAGTCTCCGGTTTGCCAGCGGCCAATCCGCTGACTTCGGGGATAGAATAGCAAATCT